TCGATAGCAAGAAACGATTGAAACCATACTCTGAATATAGAGATCAGTTTCCACAGTAAGAGTTTATTGATCTTCAATTCGAGCCTTCATAACCTCAACATCTATTTTGATGGATTGCTGATTCTCAATGAGCGCATCTACCTTGTTAATAAGCCCAGTCTGTCCATCGTTGTATAGGGCGTATTCAATGCGGTTTAACTTATCCTTGAGCTCTTCGGTATATTTTGCAATGGTGTGGCGAGCGATCATCCCCATACCGGCAAGCAAAGCGGCAAATACAAAGAAATAAGAGTAAACGATTGTCGCGGCATTTACATTAGTGAACAAGGTTGCACCTTTCGGTTATGGTTTGATTCCCTGCGTTCCTACTACATTAGGCTTGTCGGTGACTGCCGTTGTCGTAGTTGGCGGGGTTTTGATGGCGGTGATTGTTGCTTTGAGAAGCGCGATCTCCTGAGCCTGTAGCCCAATAGTGTCGCGCATCTCCTTTAACACTTCGTCAATAGGTAGATCCATTATTTACCTTCTAACTTGTTAAGTCGATCGTTAATTTGTTTAAGTGCGGGAATTAAAAATACTACAAGACGATCATAAGCGATAGATTCAGGTAATCCATCTTTATCAAGATTAACCGTTGTTAAAAACTCAGGGATTGCCGCAACCCTTTCAGCAATAAGACCAGAAATAAGTTGATTAGGGTTGTCCGTGTATTCGGGCTTGTAGTTGAATGTAACGGGTTCTAGTTCAAGAATCTTAGAAAGATAATCAGCCGCAGGAATAGGCGTGATATTGTCTTTGTGTCGCTCTGTTGAAGTCGTGAGATAAAAACGACTGTTTGATGACGACCAAACAACACCAGTGGCAGAAGTTGAAGACATTGCGTGAACTTGAAGGTTGCCAGTAATGTCTGCAGTACCACCTGAAGAAAGTGATCCAGTTGTAGAGATGCCGCTTGTTGTAAGAGAAACCGCGTAAGAACCGCTACCAACATAAATACCGCTACCCGATACAACAGTTCCATATCCTGAAAGCATTGTTGATCCTGTTGCAGATAAAACCGTTGAGGTTCCTGAACTATCTGTAAGGTTTCCGCTAGTTATGTACCAGTTGCCGATATGACCTGAAGTTGCAACCATGCTTCCTGCTGAGGAAACCGAGAAAGTTCCACTTCCATTATTGATGGTGAATCCCGTAAGCGTTCCTGCATATATTTGGGTTGCTTGAATTGTGCCAGCATAAACATAGGATGACGAGATTTCGGTAGCCGTAATAGTTCCGGCGGCGATCTGTGTAGCCGTGATTGTGTTAGAGGTAATCACATTTGCGTTAAGCGAACCAGTAGCAATGCGGGAAGCCGAGAGCGTTCCTGTTGAGATATTGCCAGCGTTGATATTAGATACATTGATTACGCTTGCATCAATAGTTCCTGATGTAAGTTTGTTAGCAGAGATATTGCCGTAAAGGGCGCTATTGCCAAGGGCGTTAGAAGTCCAAGAAGTGCCGTTCCAAGTGGAGATAGCGTTATCTGAGGCGGTGTTAAACCACATATCTCCGATAATAAATTGAGTGCCTGTATATGGGGTTGTTGGGGTTGTGCCTTGGCGGTAGATAGCGTTCTTGCCATTAGCCGTTGATTGAGCTGCGCTGATAGCACTATCCTGCGCTGAAACCCAAGATGAGCCGTTCCAAATATAAAGTTTGTTGCCCTGAGCCGTGTTGATCCATTGGTCATTAACCGCGTTAGCGGTAGGGGCAGAACCCGAGTAGAAAACGGTGTTTTTAGTATTGGCAAGAGCAATAGCAGTAGTGGCTTGAGTATTAGCCAAGTTTGCTGCGGTAGTGGCTTGGCTTGCAACGCTTTGGGCGCTTACCGCCGTTGCTTGCGCGGCATCTGCATCATACCCAGGCTGATTAGGGCCAGTTTCGAGTTTGGCTATACGATCAGAGAGAGCGTAGAACATATCTTGTAGGTTAGGTGGAAGATTAACAAATGCCATTTATTCCTCCTTAGACTACTGAACCCGAAGCAAGCTGACGAGTAAGGGTAAGTGTAACGCGGTCAGGGCCGTTCTCGCCGGGGTTCACACTCATACCGACAATGCGTAATGTAAGAGATAGCCCCGCAGGGAAATAGTCATCAGTAATACGAACCTGCACCGTATCGCCAATACTGTAATGCGTGTAATAGTAAGGATCTACATAGGTCGGGATAACTATTTCAACCGTTGTAGGTGGGTAAGAGATGGCGTTAAGTTGTCCTAGTGTGACATTGTTAAGCAAGGTCTGATCGCCAATATCAATGTAATTTACGGCATCTTCAAGTAGTGGGAAGCCATCGGTGTATTTAGCGGAATCAACGGCGGTAGTTGTGAGCTTTTTAGCGTTTGCGCCGTAGCCAAGCCCGTAGAGCCTGTTAGCCGCGCTTATGCCATCCTCGGGGAATCGGTAAGAAATTACATTGCCTGGGAATTGGAATACGGCAGAAGTTGGGTCGCTAGAGCTATATGGAGTTCCAAGCGGCAACCCAATAGTAAATTGGTTAATGAGATCGTTACCCGACAAATACGGGATAATGGCAAAATCAAAGAAGTTCTGAGCCAAGTCTTTAACTGCTTGATATACAGACTTAAACTCGTAGTTGTTGTAAGTCTTGGTAGTAGCAAACGCAGATGAGGGTACTGAGTATGTTAGCCCAGTCTTGCCGTAACTTTTAGCCTCGGTATATTGCATAAGATTTTTGGCAATATAGGTAGGGTCTTGGGAGGTGTAGGTTTTAGTATCGGATATACGACGGCGCTGATAGAGGCTAAGCATTTCCTGAGCCGTGATAAATAGGGTTTGGCTTTCAGAATCGTATTCTCGATTCCAAATAACCCCCGACCATACGGGATAACTATTAGAGCTTTGGGTGTCGTTATAAATGACCCATAAGATAGTTTTACCGGGCGTAGTGCCGTCATAGACATTTAGGTTTGTTGAGTTAATACCCGAGAGCAGTACGCTACCTTGGAATGTGCCAATAGAGTTAAGTTGCTGAGTGAAGTTCACGCCCGTAAAAGGCAGTTCAGCAATAACCGAATTGGCGGTTGAGCCTGACTGATAGATATTGGTGGTTACATACCTAAATGTATAAGCCATTAGATATAGGCATTTCGGTAAGGAACGGACATAGAGCCAACTGTGCTAGTCCAAGTTACTGATGAAGTATTAGGAGCGAGCGCAAGCCAACCCGTTGAGGCAGGGGTCATAAGGTTTCTAAATGGTGTGCCACCAAGATAGATAACGCGCTGAAGTAGGTCAATGGTAAGCGCGCCTAGACCAGTAGATACATTGGCGAAATACATCGTTGTAGTGCCGTCTGTGATATTACCGCTAGAGCTAGGGCTGGCAATCGTGATAACTGGGCAAGAGGTAGCCCACCCTGTATTGCTAAGAGTAATAGATGTGCCTGTGTGGGTTGTGGCAGTTTCATCGTAATAGCGTGGATCAGGGAAGAAGAACTCTGCTCGACACATAATGTAGCCAAAGCCAAACTCAGGGGTGATTGAGGTAGTAACTCCTCGGGCGCGCCCGTACATACGCTTAGGGCCAGTATCGCTAGTAAGTTGGAACTGGAATAGTTGTAGTTGATTTGCGGCAGGGGTAGTGCCTGTTGGATCTACATAGTACCCAAGAGCCTGTGGCGCAAACGCCGCTTGTAGAGTCTTGTAGTAATACTGAGCGTTGTGGGTTCCATCGCCGGTAATCAGGATATCAAAGGTAACTGTTCGACCATCATAGAAGTCGCGCCCCGAGTATGAGCCGTCAATATAACCGCGATTATCGTCTTGAATACGAAGCGGGGAAGTACCGCCCAACCCATCAACATTTTCTACAATGTAAGGCGTACCAGCGCCAAAGGTTAAACCGTTAAAAGCAAACTGATAGGTTGATACGGTCATGGTTTGCTCCCTATTGGAAGGCCGTTTTTAGCGGCTTTAGCCAGTTTACTAGCAATGTCATTTGTATTACTAGCATACACAGTCACTTGCTGATTGACCGTAGTGGTTGCTTTGGTTTTAGGAGCTATGGTTTTAACGCCTTTACCTGCAAGGCCGATTGGAACTGTTCCAGCACCGGGCGCTGAAGAATTTATAGGAATGACATTAGCCTGTTCCATCGATTGAGATTGAGCCGCGCCAGTAGGTGATGCGCCAGCGATTTGTATGCCATAACGATCACCAATAACGCTTTGTGTTAGTCCCGGAATTTTGCTTGTTCCATAAACTAACGCGGCAATACCACCAACTGCGGCAAGCGCGGTAGTGGCAGTTCCAACGCTTACACCAGCAGTAGCAAATGCCTCAGCGATACCCGTAGTAATCAATACTGTACGCAAGCCTATGTAAGCGGCTTTGATTGCATCAATGGCGGCGATAGTTGCAGTTACACCAGCAGAGATTTTAGTGACCGACCAGATTGCCGCCATCGTTACGGCAAATCCTTCAAATATGCCTTTATTGGCTTTGACAAAGTTAAAGAATTCGCCAAACTTAGGAATTCCAGTATTGGTAATCCAATCAGTAACTTTAATCAAAGCAGGAACTAGAGCAGTACCTACCTGAACTTGCAATGCTTGGAAGTTGGCTTGAGCGACTTGAATAGAACCTGAAAGAGTGTTCTTAAATGCTTTAGAAGCACCACCAACGCGATCCTCAATGGCCTTAAAGATTTGTACCATTGATGCGCCTTTAGGAAGTGTCTTGCCTAGCGCAATACCTAGATCGCCAAGACCTTTAGCCTGACCGATAGAGGCGCGAGCTACAAGAGTGCCAGCATCGGCTAGAGAAATCTGTTTAGCGCGAGCAAGATCGGCGGCTACCCCTAGACTTTCTAAAGCGACTTTAGGGCTACCCGAAGCGGCGGTCATCTTGGCTAATGCGGCGTAGGTATCGTCATAAGTAAAGCCAAGGGCCATCATTGCTTTAGCGTGGGAATCAATATAAGGTTTGGCGGTTTCATAAGCAACGCCAGTATTTTTTACGGCTACTTCAAGATTGGCCTGAGATTTTTCTACTTTATCAAGTGTTTTTACGCTTGCTACGCCGAATATTGCAAACGCTCCACCAAGTCCAAGCAGAGCAGTACCGGCTAATTTAGAAGCCTTCTCCATCTTGCCGAGAGCGCCACTAGCGAGAACGCCGTTCTTTTCCATCTTAGCGAGTTCTTTATTGACCTCACCAAAGGTAGCAATAGCCTCAGTAGCCTTAGCCTTGATCTCAAAGAGAACGGGTGGAAAGAACTCTGCCATAGTAGCCTCCTAGAGTGCCAAGTGTTTACGGATAATGTTAAGTGCCAACGGTCTGAACTTTTCCCACGCTGGTTTCATATAAGGGAACTTTGTGCCGGCAGGCCAGTTACCGCCACCGAGTTCAACCCTGCGACCATAGATAATCGTTGGGCCGACTACGGCTGAGTAGGTAGCAAATCCTTCGCGCATCTTCTCGCCCTTGATAGATCGGCGTAAGTTACCTGTGCGGTTCATAGGTGGCTGACCCGATTCGGCTTTCTCGCCGGGAGATCGCTTACCTTTAATCTGCTCTTTAGAAAGTTGGATGAGCTGACTCATCATTTCATCGCGCGCCATGCGAGCGCCGTTATCAATCTTAGACATGGCTTTATTGACCCCGCGCATAACATCAGGAATGTTGTTCTCGATCATTTTCAATCTCCCTGACTATGCCTAATATTTTGATAATCCAATCAACCATTTCTGCGGGTTGCTCGTCTGCCTCTTGGGGAGTCCAACCGAATTCCTTGGCGCATAAATAGTAGAAATATTCATCAAAAGGGTAACTGTGTAGCTCGCTTGAAGGGTTACCCTGCAATACCCACTTTAGCCGTTCAAGTTTCCTAAAGGGCTATCGGGGTTTTGCTGGTTAGCGGGGGTATCGGTAAAGTCTGTAAAGATAGCCGATTGAGCCTTAGCCGCTTCTGCCGCTAAAGCATCGTAGTCAGGCATAGTTAGCTCATCGAGTGAGGCGATATGGATTGACGGAATAATGAGGTCAAACGACCAAGACTCAACAAGAACTGCAATCAAGCCATCGGTCATAGACATAGCCTGAAGCAAGCCTTCCTGACCATTTGCGGCGGCAACAACCTTCTTGCGATCTTTCACGCGCAAGGTTGATGGATCGCGCAATACTGCGGTGTTCCCTGATGGGAGAGAAATAGTTCTAGACATTTGGTTTCCTTCCAACTTGCCTTCACAAAGATAGCCCGACTAGGGGAGGGGAAGGCGGCCTCCCCTAGCGGGATTCTATCGGTTACTGGAATGTTCCGCTTGGCAGAGCGTTCTGAAGCGTGAACTTAACAGGTGAGTAACCTGATGTTGCGCCAACATCTGTTGTATTACCAAGACCTTCGATATCTACGGTCACTTCAACATAGTCAGCATTACGCTCAATCGCGCCGGTTACATAAGCACCCTTTGAGAGAGTGAACTGAACCTGAGTCGCGGTTGATCCGCTACCTGTTGAGAAGTTGAAGGTAAGAGCTGGCTGAGTATTGGTGATGTAACGGGTGAGTTCGGTGTCATCCTGCATAACGAAGGTGATCTTGCCCTTAGCGGTAAGAGAACCAAGGAATATCTGATATGGGTTCTGAGTGTTGCCCACACCAAAGATTGCCTCTGCCTTACGGGAGAGATCAAGAGTTCCGGTGCGAACATAAGCTACGGTTGATCCACCGATTGTTACAACACCAGTCCATACCTGAGTAGGGAGAACAGTTGAGAAAGATGGGGCAGGGGCGGTAGTTGTAGTTGAAGCCCAACCCATAGTCTTAACGGTGTATTCCAACATTCCGTCAGCGTTGAAAGTCAAACCGAAGTCTGTAATCTGAACACCCGGATATTGACGAGTATTGGCTGAGTAGAAGTCTGTGATGGTCAAAGACTTAGGCTGAGCATCGCCTGAACCTGCTACGGCGTTCTTGAGCGCGATAGCGTGAGTATAAGGAGCTGATGAACCTGTGGTGGTTACATCGCCAAGTACGCCAGCGATCCAGTAACCGACTGTATCTGCAAATACAGGGCCGCCAAAATCAACGGTGGTGTGCTTGCGACCTTGGACATAATTGTAGTTCTCGACCATTGAGCCGCGAAGCCCTGTGTCATAGAGAGGCGCAATTACATCAACTGGCTTAAATGAAGTCATAGCAACTGGCACGAAGTTTGTAGCCGTTACTGGTGTTCCTTTTGTCGTTTCTAGGGCAACGCCTAAATACGATTTAACGGATGGTTGTGCTAGTGCCATTTCACTCTCCTACTGTTGGTGTTGGGTCTGTTACGGGTGCTGGTGTTGCTTTTTCTGCTGAAACATTTGCCGCGCTGAAATCATCGGGTGCTTCAAAACTATCGCCGGGCTTAACTACGATTGAGAGTGATGGGAATACACGCTCATCTGTGCCGTTGTATGTGAACTTCATTTCTGCTCCTATGCGTTGATTACTTGGGTTACATCAAATCTCACAACTGCCCAAGTTTCGGTAGCAGTACCAGTACCGCTCATTGGTTCGCCGTAAGATGTGTTAATGACTGGTTCTGCCGCTTGCCATACGAGTACGCCCGACTTATCGCCAAACTGGTGATCTGAGCGAAGGCGGTTCTTGAGGTTGTCTATAACATTGTCAAAGTCAGCCATCGCATCCTCGGCGTTGTTCTCAACCGAATGGTGGAAGAGCTGAATGGCTATTGAGTAATCAACCTTCTTAATACCCGTAGCCGCACCTGCCGAGGTATAGCCACCCAAGCCAATACGGGTTTCTGTTTCGGACTCAATAAAGACTACGGCAGCGCAACGATTCTTCTGCGAAGGCAGGGCATTGACCTCAAAGTTAATACGCTTTGGGAATGAGGTAAAGACCTGATTGATGCCATCTACTTGCGGTGGAGCTATGAAGGTGGCAATAGTATCTCGGGCTTCTTTGCGACCTACTGCCATTATCTAACCCTACGGTAAGGCTGAAGCAAGTCTTTAGCGAGGAATATCTCATCGCTAAGTTTGTCTTTGCCGGGTGTGCCTGGGCCAGCGCTGGTGCTAATGCTCATAGTCATAGAGGAATCACCACGAACCTTGAGAAAGGCGGTAGCAACGAGGATAGCCGCCTCTTTAACGGCTGGCGGTAAGGCTGAGATCGAGATACCCGTTGCGTGTGAGTATCCAAGAGGATTCACAAGAGGAACGGTATTTGAGCCGAATGTGTAGGTACTAGCGACCATAACATTCTCACTATTGTAGCCATCGTAAATCTTCATCATCTGACCCGCGATAATGCCTGTTCCATCGGCTACGGTCAGGGTAGATTGCCCTGCGGTTGCGCTCGTAATAGTCGTATTGGCGTATCCGGCGATGTAGGTATATTTAATATAGGTCTCAACGCGTGGGCTAGTTGGGAAGCCAAACTGAAGCGCGCCTTGGGAAGAATAGGTAAGAGAGAGGTTTGCGTAAGGAACGATAATCTCTGAATCTTCAATCCACGCAATTGAGCAATCCGAGAGAGTCTGCAACTGGGTGGAAGGGTTGCCGTACTGCATAGAGAGTAGGGCGATAATAGGGTTGTAGCGTGGGTGCAAGCGGAATGTGCCGTCAGCCCCGATACGAGTTCTCTGTTGCTCTTGCTCGGTTGTAGCGGCTAGAACCTGATTGCAGTAGGTATCAATCCAAGAGGAAGCGCGGGCGATGACATTGTTTAGCTCGGCATCCTGAACATCGGGATCTTGCGAGTTGAATACTAGGTTAGAGATATCAATAGCCGTAGGAGCGTTCTTGAACTCATCTAGGGTCAGATAAGGGGTTGAGAACTGATGGGTAGTACCGGTGTATGCGTTACTCATTTATTTCCCCACACTTTCCGCATTTCTTGAAGAATGAACCGAAGCCACACGCGTTGCAGGTGTAGCCGACTTGCGAAGCGTTGGTAAGTACGCCAGCAGTACCGGCAACTCCCAAGCCTTCTTTTTTTAACTGACGAGCTAGTTTGGGATCGTTAATATTAAACAACCCATCCTTGCCAGCCTTTAATACTCTTGTGCCTTTAGAAGTTTCTACCGCGAGTTCCTTCATACCTTTTGGTGGGATCATCCGTGACATTTTGCCTCCTTAGTGAATAGGGCGGCTTTGACACCGCCCTACCCTTAATAAACTACGCTGAAACGATACCTGAAATTGCACCATTCCAAGCAGGTGCATAACAGAAGAATGTTCCGCGATAGTAAGTCGAGAACTCATAAGCGAACTGAGTTACAGGCCATTGGATACCCATGTAGTCCTGAACATTGACTGCCGCCCAAACATCAGAAACCTCTGTGTCAGGGATTGGAAGTGTGTAAGAAAGGACTGGTGATACACCCTGCTGAAGCCAAGGGTGAACTGTAATGTCCACTAGCTTGCCTGTTGTCTCGTTGTGCAATGCACCGATGACTGCGCCACCAACATAATCGCCTGTATCTGTCTGAGAGAGATTTAGACGGTAGTTAGCAGTTGAGCCATTCTTGATTGCATCTGAGAGCTGACGGCGATCTGCACCGTTGATAAGGATCTCATCTGGATCAGCCTTAACTGCATCGTAGAGTGTGCCGAATACGGTTTGGTATTCAACGCCCGGATTAGATGTAGAGAAGGTTGCATTGATCTCGTTTACTGCGCCTGAGTTTGCACCGAGGACAGTTGGGATGATTCCATCGTAACCTGTTGCGTAAGCAGAGGTATCGGCAGAGATTGTAGAAGCAAGAGTTCCTGTTGTATTGAATACAACATTGTCTCCGAGTGTTGGGCCACCAACGCCGTTGAGGTAACCTGTAAGACCTGAGATAGTACCGACATAGTGAGCGTTAGCCGCACCAGTTGTAGTACCAACATAAATCTTTGTACCGACTGCGCCGATAACATTGTTTACAACAATCTTAACAACCTGACCTGTGGTGATTGCCTGAGACTGAACTGTTGAAAGAACAGACTCACCAAAAGCACCAGCAGAAGAAGTTGCATAGACATAGTAGGTTGTGCCGTTTGTAAGGGCTACCTGTGAACCTGTTGCGGTTACTGCTGAAAGGGTAACTGTTGGAGCAGCGAGTGCGCCTGAGAAACCTGATGCAGTTCCGCGTGAATAGAGGAACATACGCTCTTCCATCAACATTGTTGCGTAGAGAGTAGATGTGCTTGAGAGCTGACGGAGATCCTGATATCCAAGACCTGAGAAGTTAGCATCGAAGCTAACTGAGTCAGATAGTGAGTATGAGTTGTAAGGGATCACTAGATCATCAGCAGTATAGGAAATCTTTGGGCCACGCTCGAAGTTGATTGAACCAAAAGCGGTGGTTGTTGTTTCGGTGATACCAGGCCAAATCTGTCCCTGTCCACCTGTTCCTGTACCGGTGTAACCAGTAATACGCTTTACGCGGTGTGAAGTACCGACACCCTTCTTACGAACAATCTTGTTGCGTAGAGGAGTTGGGCGTGGTGTAAGCAACTTTGCAGGTGCTTCGAGATCGAAGGCCGCGAAAGATGTGCTAAGTGGGCTTGTGAGCGAGATATCCTTGACGATATCTGCTGAAGCGGTGCGCTGAGCGGCGAGAGCCGCGTTGAGTGAACCAACTGCATCTGGTGAGAGAGACTTGTTAGCAACAAGAGCCTCAATCTGAGAAGCAGGATCTACTGATGGTGCTTGACCCGGAACGGTTGATGGGTTAGAGAAAGACTTGTTGAGTTCTCCAAGATACTGCTCCTGAAGTTCTGCGGCTTTCTTTGGCTTTACATCACCGAAGAGGTCAGTAGCTTTAGGCAACTGTGCCATAAAGGTATTTCCTTTCGTTAAGTGTGTTATTCGCTCACGCTATCGGTTTCAATGCCACCCTTAGCAGAGAACTCTGCGTAGAGCGCCATATAACCTTTAGCAAGAACGGGATCGGTTGTCGCTTGAGCCTTAGCCTTGTAGGTTGCGGCTTTAACGAGGTATTCATTTGATTGTGCGCCTGAGATAGTCGCGGCGCGCTTTGGCCCACCGGCAACTGTCTTAGTTAATGCCGTTGCTAGTTCGGTTTCAAGACTCATTGACTTCTTTACTGCGGCCTCTTTATCCGCCCGTAGAGAATCAATCTCTGCTCGTACCGATTCCATAGCACTCTTAACGGCTTTTTCGACAACGGCTTCGATACCGTCATCTTCTGAGGCAACTGGTGTCTCAGAAACTTCTTCTGTTGCTTCTGGAGCAACCTCAGCAACGACCTCTTCGGCTACTGCTGGAACTTCGTCAGCCTCGTCAGACTTAGGTGTCTGATCTGGGCTAACCATTTCGGCAACTGATACATCTGCGCGACCATGAGATTCGGCTGGCTTGTGGCAACCGCAATCTAGGCACTTGTCGGCAGTATCAGACTTCTCTGCCATCTTGTAAGAGCAACCCTTACACATCTTGTCATCGCAACCATCGCAATCCGAGCAACCGGCGCAATCGCAACCAGCGCAAGAATCTTCGTGATCGCAACCGCTCTTGGTAACTTCGGCTTCTGCGCCTAGCTCAATAGTGCTGAGTTCAGGGGCGGCAACTTCGCCTTCGGCAATCTCGCCTTCGTACCAATGGAAGAGGTGCTTAACCGCATCAAGGAGTTCCTCAATAGAATCCTTCTCGTTTGAGCCATCTGTAGCCATCTCTTTAGCCTCTACGATGATGAGGTTTGCGAGAGCGGTACGGGCGGCATCAAACGCATCCTTGTCGAACTTTACGGAGTCTGGTGTCAAAGACTTTGCCAATTCCGCGATTTGTTTGATTGTATCCATCTTTGACCCTTTCTTGGTCGCTTTAGCAATCTCTGTTGGCAGAGGTGCTTTGTATTCGTGCAGTTCTTCAACCTGCACCAATGATGATTCGCCTTCAACGCTCTTAGCCATAATCAACTTGGCGTTAGGGTTGGCGGGTCTGTCCACAAGGCTGATTTCTACAATCTGCCCATCAATGATTCGACCATTGACCGCCTTGTTATCGCGTACTACGCGAGGAGCGCGGATTCCTATTGAGAAGCCTTTAAGAACGCCTGTCTCGACTTTCTTAACGCTAACAGGATCAACGACAAGAGCAGTGATGTAATGACCATCGTTTTTAACTTCATATTCCTTAGCAACTCCCGCCGCGATATTTGAGTGTTGTTCGCGGATATTTCCGCCCGACTTAAACCATTGAGGCATAGCGGTATCTAGCCATGTTGCATCGCAGATTTGGCTATCAGAGTCAATAGAATCATCTGTTGCTTTGCCATAGACGGTCATAGTTCCGTCAGCGTGCTTGTCTGCCTTGATTAAAGGCGCATACGCGTTAGTGAAGTCCATTGCCATTGATTATCTCCTTATGCCGATACTGTTACTACAACAAGTCCAGCGCCAGTTCCGGCTGCTGAGATTGCATAAATCTGATCGTTGCTATTGCACCAAAGTTGGAGAGCTGATCCTGCGGCTACCTTATGACCTTGTGTAGCGCCTGATGTTGTGATTCCGCTGCTTCCGACCCAGATAGCAGCAGTATCCAAGTTATCAATATAAACTGGAATGTTCTGACGGTTACCTGTTGGTACTGTGCAAATAAGAGTTGCAGTAGTTGCAACTGTGCTATTTGTGGTTCTAAGTGCCATTATTTCTCCTTATTGTCTTTGGCTAACCAAACTGGTGCTTCTGTATATCCGAGCATCCACATAGCCATAAGGCGGTGGTGTCCGTCAATGATGATTTGCTGACCGTCTCTCTCAACAACAAGGGCAAAACTTCTGTAAGGTGTAATGGCTTGACCCATCGCCTCAATGTGTTTCTTGAGTTTCTTACGGAATAAATAATCGTCTGTTGCGGTGAGATTATCAAATTGAACTAATGCCATCTCAGCCGTATCCCATACATTCGGATTGACGGTGATTGGTTCAATAGTTTTCCAAGGCGATTCAACTAACTTATCCATATCCTTACCTTCTTGCGCTTCAGGTGGGTTAGGAAGAATCTTTAAGCGAGATAGTGCGCGCTCTACTTCAAACTTGCTAGGTACTGACTTAGTAATCTCTGCGCTCGCTGAGAGTGAGAGGCTATCTACTATGTATGGAGCTATATCGCACATACAGTTTGGGTGAACCGGCGCATCTCCATTAGGCCAATCTTCGTCAATGGAGATAGGGGAAGCATCTAGGTTCTCTTGGCACTCAGGGCAAGGATCGGCTACTAGCCACTCAACCATCTCAACGCCTGAATCTTGGTACTGGGCAAGTTCGGCTTGAACTACGGCGCGACTCATCTCGGTCTGCGCGATCATCAAGGCTTGGGCAGGATCATTAACTACCTGATCCACCATAATCGAAACCTGCTTAGGCGTTACGCCTTGGGCTAGGGCATCGGAGAGGATTGTGCCGATACGGTCTAACTTCGTATTAGATACGCCGTCAATTGTAATCTGAGCCTTGTCTAGAAGGGTCTGTAAACCGCCTTTAGGCGATAGTAGGGCTGATGCCGCCTGATTACCCGGTGTCCAAGTATCCCAGTTCACTACACCGACTGCAGGGGCATCTATGGCCTTATTACGGGTTAGGTGAGCTAGGGTATAGCGAGCGGCGAGATCGCCCGTTACCCAACCTTCTGCGTAGAGGCGGCGTAAAACATTTACCAAAGGCTTCTTATCTACGATTATATGAATCTGCGCCCAGTCACGCGCCATCTGTGGGGTTACTTCCCCGCCAGCAGGGTGAGTCTCTGCAAAGGATTGCGCTATCGCTTCTGAGTCAATCGCTACGGCAAATGCGGCGCGAATCTTGTCAGCGTTCTTAGCGGCAATTCTTACGATTGCGCCTTTCGCCGGGGATTTCATTACAACCCCAAATAGCGTTCAGCGTACCAACGAGCGCCGTCTAAGTCTTTAGCCTCTACGAACTTATTGAGAACCTCTGCGTAGGTAGATTCTAGGTGTTCAAAGTTGAATGACTTTGATGTATTGCCCTTGCGTACCCAACGGATGAACTTCTTGACTTCAGCCTTCTTAGGCTCTTCAGCAACAGGCTCGACAGGTGCTTCGGTCTGCGTGCCGTTCTCATCCATAGGAGTTCCTGCGGCAACCATTCCATCAGGGCCAAATAGGAATACTGATTGACCAGCAACTAGGAAAGGCATATCGGCTTCTGCCGTATCAATGAGAGGAAGTCCGAGATCGGCGCGACCTTCGTTTACGGTCATACCGGCAGAACGCTTGCGGATATCATCGCGCTTAGCGGCCTCTTCGGTGTTAGCGCGCTCAGAAGGTGCTAGTCGGAACTCTAGCTCGCGTGGCATACCGAGCCAGCGATAGGAGAGGTTAGAAATCTGTTGGGAAAGCCAACGAGCAGTTGGGATAGTGCCGATTTGCTCAGCCGCTTCTGCCTCGCCCGCCTGATGACCTGAGCCACCAAGACCGCCCTTAGCAGAGAATCCAATTTCGGTAGGAAGAACGCCAAAGTGACCTGTGATAGAAGTGATGAGGTAATCGTCTAGGCGATCAGAGAACTTCTCTTGGTAGCCTTCTTCAAACTTGAGAGTAGCGCCCGGCAAGAGGAAGCGCATACGGTTGCGTTGTTCTGTCTGCCCCGCTAGATCATCGTTGAAGATATTTTCATAGGCGCGAATCTGCTCAGGGGTGAGGTTGGCTGACTCGGGTAGCTCTAGGAAGGTCTTAGGCATAACGCCATCGGTGAACTCGGCGCGTAGCCATTGCTGACGGCGTAGGTAGATATCTGCCATAGGTAGAGCGCGTTCGGTTGGGGAATATCCATAAACTGTATTGGCGCGGCGATTGCGTACTAGGTAGGCAAGTTCATCGCTAGAGAACTCTCCATCGGCGGCCTCGTCATCAATCGTTGCTGAGAACTCAGAGCGTGGGAAGCCGTAAAGAATCTGTTGGAAAGCCGGGCCGACTTCAGGATCAGGGCGCATACCGCGATCATCAATGAGTGGCTTGATTGTCGAGCCGTCTAGAATTTGGAATCCGCGAATATCCCCGCCTACTGTGGCTTGAGGCCAAATAGCGAGCGCATCAAGAACATCCATCTCTTCAATAGCCATTGAGAGCCAATCGGTGAAACCAAGGCCGTTAGCAGGGTCGGGAGTCTCCCAAAACTTACGCATACGCGCGATCTCGGGCGCGAATTTAACGCGGGCATCTGCCATAGCTCGTAGGTGGTTACCACCCGACTCGGCGCTAATGCGCTCAGAAGCGGCATCGGTGAGAACGATATCCCACTCTAGCCCCGTAAGCTTGGCCTTCCTTACCTCAATGCAACGGCGCAGGATGTCAATTTGATCTGCGGCGGCTCGTAGTGTCTTGAATGGCACTAGGCGGTTTTCGCTGACATTGATGTTCTGTGCTACCAAATACTCATAACGGCGTGGATCAGGTCTGCCAGTATTAGGGTTAAGCGGGTTGAGAGCGCCAGGGATTAAAGGCAAGCCCGGCGCGAAAGGTACATTGGCTAGAACTGGGTTACGAGGCATTGGCGTTGATGTGCCGTACCCGTACTGAGTCTGAGCAATACCGCCAGCCGAACGCATCTGCGCCTCGGTCATAGTATTTGCGCCAGCAAAGAGCTTAGGAGACTTCTCTAGTTGGTCTGCTACTGCTTTGGCAAAGCGATCAAATATGCCCACATTGTCTCCTTATTAGCGAACCCAACACATACCTACATCGGCAGTTGGTCTTAGTTCATTTCTTTTCCAGCCATCAGTTTCCCAAGCCTTAGCGTGTGCATTTCGCCAAGCCCATAAATCCTGATCTATGTCGTACCACTTATCAGGTTGATCTAAGTGGGGTTCTATAAACTGCGGTGCTACTTCTGTATAGCCAAGAGCGCGTAGATAGTCTAACTGTTTTTGGTGTTCGTCTAGCGTTTCCTGAGTCCACTCAAAAGTAAGCATTCCCATTTTGCGGGTCATGCCGTTAAATACCGACCACTCAGCGCCTTCAACATCTATCTTGATGAGATCAGGCTCGCCATAAATCTTAGCCAGGGTATCTATCGTGATCGTATTAGCGTAGGTAGTCCAAAAGTGTTTGCCGGCATAGGGCATTGTATCTGAGGTAAGCCACTCTTTATTGAGAGTGCTTAGTCCATCCTCTGCGGCCTCGTAGAACTCCACGCGCTCGTTATCTTTATCAGATACGGCGAATTTAAGTGGGGTTACGCGAGGTTCGTAGATAAAGTTCTTGACGAGATCGGCAAATACCCGCGAAGGTTCTAGGGCTATTACATCGTAGCCGAGAGCGAGCGCAACAACCGTAGCATCACCACGATTAGCGCCTATATCAAAGAATAATGGCAAGATTCGCCTCTATTGCTTTGCGGTACTCATCGCTGATATCTAGCATGAGTAGCTCGTTAAAGGTATCAATGGACTCTTGCTTGCGACCTAGCCACCAGCCTGCAACGGCTTCTTCAAACTCTAGGCCGTAATCTACATAGCCAACATCTGCCGGTAACGGGCTAAAGCCTAAATCGTCACCTGAGCAACGCTGACCAATACGGGCATATACATACGCCTTGCGCCAGTTGCCTTGGCGTTCGTGGAACTGCGACAAGAGGAAGAACGCTTCGGGGCGATCAGGGTCATAACCGATTGCTTGCATGAGGCAAGTTTCAACAGTTGTGAGGCGGTCATTCTGATCGTTAAAGCACTTGGCGAGTTTGATAAGCGAGGTATAGACATACACATCGCCGTACTCTTTGCCGTATTCGGCTGATCGAAGATAGAAGGAAACTGCGCTCGCTATCTGATCTGCCTTCTCATATTCAACGGCAACCTCAAAGTTTAACTCTGGGTTAAAAGGGTCTTTAGATAGGGCATAGATAAGTTCATCAAGCATCAAGCGCCTCCGCTATTAGATCCTCAATAATAGCCTTTGGTGTGCGTAACACAAATGCGGCATTATCGGCTACTGCAAAACTTACAAGCAGATCACCCTGGTATTCGGCAATCCCTACGCAGAACTCAATCCTGAAATCTAAGAACGAGAACTCTTTAGATAGTCCGACAAGGTTTAACTGATCGTCATATACGCAAAGCCTGTGCCGGTATATGCCGTCTTTCTGAGTGAGGTAGTTCTTGAAGAGATCAACCTCATGGGTTATTGCGATATAGCAGTTACCCCACTTTATGAGCTGAGAGCCACCGCGCTGATCTTTAGGTGGCTGAATTCCTTGGCGAAGGCTGACCTGATTAGTCTGCGCTCCGTCAAACTCGACAACCTCAACTGGGCTAGACCACTTAACGAACTGATAATGGCGGTCAAGAATCGGCATCCAGTTCTTCTCGCAGTACGAGGTATCCGGTGCAGGTGTTGGAATCCGCTTACGGTCAATCTCTTTAGCAGTCCAGTTTGCTTTATCTAGGGCAATCTTGCTGAGCTCCATGCGACCCACGCCGTTAGTTGTGGTATCTCGGCGAACGCCTATGAGGTAGTAATCATCCCAATAGACAAGGCGAGCATCTTCAAGCCCGACAAACTCCCAAATAGGCTGATGCAGATTAAGCATCTCGACCTTTGTGCAATCGGTCATTACTAGCTCGCTATTGAGGCGTACTAGGTAATTCTCGGTGACTAGGCGCTGATCTCTCTCAGGGTGAAGGTAGGCAAGCGGCCCCCATTGTGAGGGGAAGCGTTGCTTGTTCTCTGAGTGATATAAAATGTAATTGACTACCCGGACATTAACGAGAATTTCGCCGTCAGGATCAATAAATACAGATGGGTTCATACCACCAAAGGTATGAGGTATTGCTAATGGTGCTAACTTGCCACCATGTCCAACCGCCTTTTGGACTAAATTCATAAACTTATACTATCGGATCATCCAACTTAATTTCGGCTATCAACTCATACCCACCCTGCCCACATTGAACGCAGGTTGCAAAGACTTGTGGATCGGACTCGTTGCGAGTTTCCATATAGGTTGTCTTGCAGCAAGTTGATTGATATTCGTATCGTGTTGTCATCGTTGCTCCTAATAGTAGAGAAATACTACGCCGTTACCGCCGTTGCCACCTGTGCCACCAAAGACTGCAGCTCCTCCGCCGCCACCGCCCGAACCGCCGTTGCCGCCGTTCGTTCCTGATGCAGCCGAACCTGCGCTTGTGTATCCAGCACCACCACCTGCTCCACCGCCTGTTGGAGTTGGCATTGTTCCAGTTGTACCAGCACCGCCAGCATAGAAATCACCTGTACCACCAGCGCCACCAGTTATCGTTCCAGTTGGAGATGCGCCTGTATTCCAAGCAGTACCACCACCACCGCAAATAAGTCCACGACCACCTGCCGCGCCTGTTGTGTTATTTGCGGCAGTTGTTTGAGTTGTTGCTCCACCGCCACCTGTTGAAACTCCAACGGGAGCAGGGTTTCCAGTAAGTCCTGCCGTAGAACCTGAACCAGTGTTGCCGCCACCGCCTGCATAACCAATAGTGTTTCCAGACACGCCTGGATTGCCTGTATAAGAAGCAGTTGATGCCGCTTGAGCGGTTGCTGCGGTTATTGCGCCTGCTGCGCCACCGCCTTGAGAAGCGCCAGTAAGACCACCGCTTCCACCGCCAGCAAAGACCATTCCATATTGTGAGGAAGTTCCGTTTGCTGCATTTGCAGCAGAACTTGAACCAGTACCGCCAACACCTACTGTGACTGTGCTTGAACCTGTAACGAATGTCCAACCAGCAGAATAACCACCTGCGCCACCACCACTAGAGTTGATAGCAGATGAAGCACCTGCCCCACCACCACCAATGCAAACTGCATAGATTCGGTTGATTCCAGTTGGAATTGTGACTGAACCTGATGAGGTAAAAGTTTGTTGCAACTTCAAGCCGTAAGGAACATCAGCAAAAGAAGAATTGTTATAGATAGATACTGTCATTGTCTGCTCCTAGTAGAAAAGGTAAAGGATTCCGTTGCCGCCTGAGCCAGCAATAGTTCCATTTACAGAACTGCCCGCCCCACCACCACCAAGACCACCATTGCCGCCATTGACTCCAGAAGCATTTGAGCCATTACCTGCTAATCCTGCACCACC